TACGTGCTTTCTCCTCCGTGCCCATGATAATTTCTTAATATACCTTCAACTGCATCTAGACCACCATGATGGTCATGTATATCTTTAAGATCTCTAACGCCATCTAGATGATGATTTAGGCTATCTAAAAAGTCACTTTGATCTGTAATATGTTTTAGGCTAGGATTTTTTTTAATTTTATCAAATACGTGACCAAAGTCTATTGAACCTTTAGGGGCTTTTTTAATGAAATCTGTTACATTAGAACTAGGAGCTCCGCCTTTACTCGCTAAGTCCATCATGTCATCTAGTGCTATTTTATTTTTAGTTTGCAATACTTTATTAGGATTTTTATAGCTATCAGGGTGAAATGCACTACCCATTGTAGGATAGGCTGATCTTAGATTTTTAGCTGGAGTTGATTGATCTTCATCTTTAACCCATGCTTTTTCTAGAGACCATTGACCATTAGGTGCAGTTTTAAGTAGTTCTCTTATTATTTTAAAACTCATGTTAAATCATCTTTTTTTATAGTTTATGATATTTCCTAAAAGCATCCATTGCTCTTTTGATAGCGGCTCTTCCATGAGCTTTGAAAGCCTGCTCATCAAAATTATCACCGCCAGTAGCTTTATTATGTGCGTCTATCACTTCATCATTAATTGCAGGATCTATGTGCCCGCCATAGTTAGGTCGATCCCGCGGATCAGGATTTTGGTCGTCGTATTCGAAAGTACCTTTACCCGGCCAAACTAGATCCATCGCTTCAGCATGAATTTTCTTGTTGTTCTTTCCAAAATTTAAACCACTATATTCACTAGGAATGCCGTTTGCTCCATGATAATGCTTTAGTATACCCTCAACTGCGTCTAGTCCACCATGATTGTCATGAATATCTTTCATATCTTTAACACCATCTAGATGGCGATTTAGATGATCCATAAAATCACTACTTCTAACTAGTTTTTTAATTTTTTCAGAAGGATCATTTTTAGCTCTGCGAAAAATATCGCCAAAATCTACTGAACCTTTAGGTGCTTTACTTAGAATATCATGAAGATCACCGCTGTCACCTGCTTGCACGTACTTGTCCAGCGCATTACTGATATCTTTTTTACTTTTCTCTCTAGCAAGTTTAAGAGGATCTTGTAGTCCATCACACCAGTCATAGTGCATATTAGGCGCGGCTGTATGCTGAGCCCCGCAGTTACAGGCATGTTTAGGGATCGATTGGTTTACAAAGGCTTTTCTTAGCAACTGCCATTGACCATTATTTGAAGTTTTAAGTAGTTCTTTGATTATTTTAAAACTCATTTGTCAACCTTTTCTCTTGCTAGGTTTAATCCACTTTAAACCTAAAAAATTCATCGCTGTTTTCTCACAGTCAAAAGATATTTTTTCATCTGTTTCTAGATTTTTAAAATATCTGGGATTGGTCCATGAGTATCCTATGCCCTTAATATTATAACGTATATCATCGTTAAACTCCTTAGGCCCAGTGGTAAATAATAAAGTATTGCCCATGTGGCCTGGATACGATAAGAATATGTCTAATATCAAGTATTTATCTAATATTTTTTTTCTAAATTGATTGGTAAAAATAGAACTTGTCTCAGATGACCTGTAGGTACAAGTCCAGCCTAATTGCTCAAATCTAGTTAATATGCCATTTGCTTGCCAATCAGATTTGACTGGAACTACTAGATCTATATCATTGCAGAACCATTTACCTCTGCGATATGATCCAGATATGGTGTAGTCTTTAATACCTGCTTCTCTGCATAATTTCCATATAAATAACCTGATTATCCATCTATGCAGCACCAGTTGATTTTTATATTTTAAACCCATGCTACTTCTCCAAAGTTATGTCATCTGTTATAGCTCTATAAAGTACAAGTCTCGCTTTTGCGTGACGGGACAACATAGTCGAACCCGCAGGTATGTAGTCCTGAACGATACATTCAGTTTTATTTCCATAGAGTCGCAGACCTCTTCCAATTGACTGAATGACAGGACCTTTAGATGCCATAAAGTTAGCAAGAATAAGAACATCAACCCGCCTGGTGTCTGTACCTTCGCCAACTTTTCCACCTGTACCGATGAGCCCTTTAATCTCTCCTGAGTTAAGACTATCGACATAGTGTTGTGATAGTCTATCTTTTCCTTGCGCAAAAGGAATTCCCAGATCTTTGGATAGTTCTTCTCCATGTGCAACCTCGCCTACCAAGCACAAGACCGATTTGCCTTCAGCCATATATCTCTGAATATCAGACTTTATTTGTTCTTTCATATTTTTATCGTTTAGAACATGCGCTTTATAGTTTTTAAGTTTATCATTTTGGTAGTCTGCACCCTCAGTCTTTACTTCTTTAACTATAAATCTAGGTTTAGCTAAAAAGCCATTTTCTATGCCCCACTTAATATCTCTCTTTACTATAACTGGACCACAGCCAGCATATATCATAATGTCTTTGCCGTCTGATCTAAAATCAGTAGCAGTCATGCCATATATTCTGCCAACATCGCCTAGTGCAATAGATATATCATAAAATGTGTCTGCTGCTATATGGTGAACTTCATCGAATATAATAACGCCTAGATTTTCTTTCTTAAAAGACTCTAGACTATTAAAAACAGAAGCAGCTATACCAACTGTTATAAATTTAATTTTTTTCTTACCACCACCATAGTAACCAACTATATTTTCGCCAAATGCACTAGTTAATTCACTATAAAATTGTTTAGCTATGCTTTCAGATGGAACAACTATTAGTGTTTTTCTTTTTAATTGTTTAACTAAGTGAAGTGCAGTCAGCGTTTTGCCTAGTCCAGTTGCGAAGTTTATTACGCCACGCCAACTAGAGGCCGCAATATCTATTGCCTCTTTTTGATAGTCTCTAGGGTCATGCGGTCGTTTTTTCCAAGGCAAAGACATCGTGTCGCCAGTCTCAGAGCGCTTATCGATAACTGTAATATCTGAAAGGAGATAATTTAGGCCAGAATTAAATACTAGATGACCACCCTCTAGTTTTTTTAAAAGTGTACAGTTTATTTCTTTGCGTAACTTATTTAATATAGGTGAGTTACGCTGAAATGGATTTTTTTCCATCCGTTTTACTTGATATTCTTTTTGTTTGTCAGTGTAGGAACATGCTTTTTCAAGCATGCGTAGAATCTCGTCTGAGGGATTTTGGACTACAACTAGTTTATTAGTTAAAATTGCCTTCATTTGCTTATTATACTTATTGCATGATACGATATGATCGTATAATAAAAATACGATTTTATATTAAACGTTTTTTAGGAGTTCTATGGAAAATCTGTCTAAATTCAAGGACAAGCTGCATAACACTCTTACTTGGTGGCTTGGTAAGCGTAAACCGTTCATAATAAATGACGAATACGAAATCAAGTTATTATTTATTGATAAGATAAATAATAGTGCCAAGATAGAGATCACTAACTTAAAGAGTAAGAATTCTAGCATAGTTGAGGTAGGCAATGAACAACAATGCTGAACTCATATTTATGAAATGGAAGGCTGATCTTGCAGATATGGATAGGTCTAGTGCAGCTATGGAAGGTAATTTTGATATTCTATTTTTTAATCTTAGTAGATCTAGAGTATCGATGGAAGCAGCTTTGCCATATCTAGATAGGGCAATTAAAGCTCACTCGCCTTCTGAGTATGTATTAAAATCTGTATTTAAGCAGATGAAGAAAAATGGCAACACATCCAACAGTCTTCAGGAATTCGAAACTTCCTGGAAAGAGCATATTGCTTCTGCAGCTAAAAGAGTTTTCTTTTCTATATACACACTTGAAGAAGCAGAAACAAAAACTACAAAATATGGTAACATGAGCGCGTCTGAATATAGAAAACAACAGAAGTATGCAGACTCGCATCCTACACTTGACTGGGAAGCACTTATAAAAGAACAAGAGCAAGAGGCTGAAGCAGATAGCAAAAGCCCTGACGTAGATCCTGGCAAAGTAAACCTAGACATAAATCTAGGAGATCTATAATGGCTAAATTATCAGAGCAAGATATCGCCAGAGCACTGCAGGCAAACAGCAAAAGAGCTCCTACCCCTATAAGTGATATTAATATAGAAGTCTCTTTGGATGAACTTGATTCATTTGGCGATAAAGAGTCAATCAAAGAGATGTATGAGAGCGTTGCCTCTTATAATCGCATGCTTGGCGAAAAGATTACCTTTATCAATAAGGCATTAACCGCAGCTGTGCCTTTTACCCGAGAAAATCTCTATCTAATGTGCGGTTATTCCGGTAACGGTAAATCTACTATTGCAGCTAATATTTCGCATCCGCTCTGGAAAGAGGGCAAAAAGACGCTTGTTATATCAAACGAAGAACCAAAGCAGGATATCATCTATCGAATTGCCTGCCTAGAACTAGGCTATAACTTTAACGACTACAAAAAGGGCATGATGCCTAAGTCTCAGCAGCTAGAATGCATGAAGCTCTATCCGGAGATCTGTAAGTATGTTAAAGTAGTAGATGTGGTTTATAATAATGGAATAACTTCTACACTTGAAGGCGTCAAAAATATTCTTACACAGGTTAAGAGCGCAGACTATTCAGCGGTAATGATAGACTATTTTCAGCAGATCAAGACATCAGTAAATAACCCTGCAAGAAGTAGTTTTGAAGTGCTTACCGATCTGCGCATGTGGCTTGGTAAGTATATCAGAGAATCCAACATACCAGTAGTTCTATTTGCTCAGCTTCACTCACTAGGTAAGCGCAATAATCAAGAACTAGATTCTCGTATTAAAGATTGCCCTAGTGTTTATGAGCCATCTACTGTAGTAGTTGAGATCATACCAGACTTTGACAATAGAACAACTAAATTTCTTATCAAGAAAGATCGATTTGGCTATCAGGGTATGAAGATAGAGTGTGCCTTCGATAAAGGCAGATATATAGAAATATCTGCAGCACATATGGAAAAAATGAAACAAGAGAAGATTCATAATCTTCTTAATACTGTAGGCTACGACAAGGAAGAAGAATGATTACACGAGAAGAGGCGCTAAGAAGACTATCAGAAATTATAGCAAAGGGTGGCAATGAGAAAAATGAAGGGAATAGTGCATCCGAACATACTGAGGCTAACACACATGAAACTATTCAAGATGATGGTGCTGCTGGATATAGTGAAAGAGAAAGATCTCAAGATAGCCGTCTCCTAGAATATTATGGTCAATTTGGCGGCAGAATAGTAAATGACTATCTACTAGATAGTCGTCAACTTACTAGAAAAGAATATCTGGCAATGACTAAAGGTTTAACACAATCACAGCTGCTAGAACATCCGCTGCTCTATGCTTTCTTTAGGTCTGAAGATCAGAGCGAGTTTAATTTTTTTGAATGGCTAGGAAAATTTAAGCGATGAATGATGTTTTTAATGATATTTTACAAGATATCGCTAGGCGAGTAGATATGCATTTATTTCTTATTAAACTTGACTTAAGAGGTCTTTACGATGAATACTAAGAAGTGTTTAATCTGTAAGCGATCAAATGACACTATATATTGGCACAGCGATGAAGATACTGGCGCTATCTGGTGCTGGTGCAGCGGCAAATGTCAGCGAGGCTATTCTCTAAGAGAGTACTGTCATCAAGCAGGTATTGAGCTGAATGAGTTCCTTAAAGGCGACTTTGAGATGACACAGGCTAAGCCAAATGAGATAAGTAGACTAGACTGGCAACCGCAGTTTCTTCCATTGTCTGATCCTAGAGCAACCAAAGGCGTTGACTATATTAGGGCACGCGGCCTTGATCCTAAAGGCGATATGTATTATGACAGTGAACGCGAGGGCATAGTGTTTCCCTACTACTATGAATCAGTGTATGTAGGCTCGCAAACTAGACTGATAGAACCCTGGACTAGAGAGGGCGACACGGTAAAGATGCTTACTCAGCCAGGCACCAGACTTGGACTAGTATTCTATAACTGGAACCAAAGCCCATTTGTAACTGATATTAAGGGTGTAGTGGTTTGTGAGGGCGCACTTAATTCAATATCACTGCAGCAGTCACTAGATAAGATCTATGGCGGTGTTCTTAAAAATCCCTGGAAATGTATAGCAAGCAGCGGCTGCGGAACTACTCAGCATCAGCTAGATAAATTAAATCAGCTAAAAGAAGCTGGCATTAAAGTCGTATGTGCGTTTGACTCAGATGAGCCAGGCTTAAAAGGTCTTAGTAAATTAAATAAAGCCGGAGTGCTTACGCATTATGCTCTTACTGGCGATAGCGAGTTTGATTGGAACGATTACCTGCGAGATAACGGTCATCGTGACACTGCTACGTTTTTCTTAAAATCTATAAAATTTATTTGATAGGTCTTCTAGGTCTTCTTTTTTCTTCTTGATCTTCAAGATCTGAGTCCATTGATATATCGCCTTCTTTCTTAAAAGATCTTCCAAAATAAAGAGCAAGGCACATGCCATGCCAGTAGAGCGCATTTACTATGTCGACGCCTTTAAAGAATTGAGCGAAAGTATTTAAGAGTGCTAGCTGAACATAAATGCTAGATAAGAATACCAGAGTAAGAGATACTGAGCCAAGACCAGTCTTGGGATCACGTATCATTGGCAGCGGTATGCCATATTTATTTAGTTTAGCAATTACGTTTTTAATCATACGTTTATTTTAATAAATTTTCTAGATTCAACAGGGAGATTATCAGCTATATAAGGGTACGTGTTTTTAAGATCGCTTCCAATTATACTTCTACCATCTAGTGGCACCCACTTACTTCCGTCACCATATGGCCTGGATGCCTGGAAGCCTGCATATGTTAATGCAGACTCTACTATATCGCCTAATTTATAATAATTAACTTTAGCTAAAATTATTGAATTATCGTCACTGCTATACTTAGTAAAAAAATCAGTACTTGCAGTAAGTGACTTAAACTCAAAATTAACACCTGTTTTTTGTTTAAATATGCCAACACCTGTACCTACATTTGAAGCAGTATTATTTTCACCAGAAACTGTTGCACTTAGCACTATTGAACTAGTAGATGGAGTAACCGTCACTCCTGTTCCAGCAACTAGTGATTTAAACTGCAGATCAGTTCCATTTTTTTGTTTGAATAAGCCTGTCCCTGTACCCACATTAGATGCAGTGTTTATTTCTTTATTTATTGAATTTAAGGTTATAGTATTAGAGCCGGTAACAAAATTAAAGTTTGTTCCAGCAACTAGTGATTTAAACTGCAGATCAGTTCCATTTTTTTGTTTGAATAAGCCTGTCCCTGTACCCACATTAGATGCAGTGTTTGTCTCACCAAAAGGTGTAGATATTGTTATATAATCACTGCTTGATACTACAGATGTGTTAGATCCGGCTATTAATGACTTAAACTCAAAATTAACACCTAATTTTTGTTTAAAAATTTCTTCGCCGGTTCCAATATTAGATGCAGTATTAGCCTCACCCGTATCTCCTATACTAGATTGTGCTCTACAGTCAAATCTAAATATATTGGAATTCTCTATTATGTTAGATGCTGAGCCAGCAGTTTTAAATTTACCGCTAGAATCAGTACATTGTAATTTAATATAACCTATTGGAGAACTAAATGCGGAAAATAAAAAACCTGGATTAAAAGTTGCTGTAACATTTTCTATTAATAGTATATCTTCAGATTCTGTTGTTAGAACATCATCAGATTCTGTTGTTAAATATACCTCTGATACAGCTGGAGATTCATCGGGAAAATATTCTAATTCATCTGAAAAATCTACCAGTATAGACCCTGTATCTGATAATTTAAAAGCTGCTACTCTATAATAGCCAACAGTATTACTAATAGGCCATGTTATTTCAAAATCTGAGGGGTTAGAAACGGTCTGAGCCTGAAAATCTATCCATAAGGAAGATAGGTCTGTAAATATTTGACTTTGAACGGGTGGACCTATTTTATTTGCACCACTTGGAGCTATAGTAGAAGAATTTGAAAAATTTATTTTTGAATCTGGAGTGGGAAATGACGCTGATATTTTTAGTGGAAAATCTAGGTCTATATTTATATTGTCTATGATCTGGCCAAGATGGTGACCACTAATTAACCCTAATTGCTTAAAATTTTGTGTTTTAGCTTCAATCTGAAAAGTATCTTGTTTAGTTATTGACATATTTTTAATTATTAATTTTAATATATTTACCAGATTCTTCTGGTAATGTTAATGATATTGGTTGAAAATTTGTATCGAATACATATACCTCACCAGAATATGTAGGACTAGAAAAATTACCGCCATCTTTATATGCCCCTACAATAACGCTGTCTCCATTTATGGCAACTGACCAACCAAAAGAATCTTCTCCACTCTCATTGTCATCAGGGGAACTGGGTGAACTAAGCTGCCTTATAAGATCCCAACTCTCAATTCCAGTTGTATTTTTTTTATAAAGATAAGCTTTACCATGAGTCGCACCATCAGAAATATCACTGTATGCACCTACTATTATATAGTCACCACTAATACTAACTGAATTACCAAAATAAAAAAATACATCTTCACTATTAGAGTTAAGTGTTTGAGCAAAACCCCAGTTGTCAACTCCGCCACTATCTTTCTTAAATACATAGGCTTCACCAGCGTTATTTAAAGTTTCAGTAGAGCCGTCATCTTGAGGTGCTCCTACTACTATATAGTCGCTATTAATTGCAACTGAAGAACCAAATTTGTCACTTGCATCTGGATTATTAGAGTTTAGTGTTTTAATTAAGCCCCAGTTGTCAACTCCACCACTGTCTTTCTTAAATACATAGACTTCACCGGCGTCATTTAAAGTTTCAGTAGAGCCGTCATCCTGAGGTGCCCCTACCACTATATAGTCGCCGCTAATAGCTACTGACCAGCCAAAATAATCACTTGCATCTGGATTATTAGAATTTAGTGTTTTAATTAAGCCCCAGTTGTCAACTCCACCACTATCTTTCTTAAATACATAGGCTTGACCAGCATTAGAAAGGTTTACACCTGGAGTACCACTGCCTAGTGGTCCTCCTACCACTATATAGTCGCCGCTAATAGCTACTGACCAACCAAATTGAGGTTGTTCATAAATTGAAGAGGTATGAGTCAGTGTCTTAATAGATGTCCAGTCGTTAAATCCAGTTGTATTTTTTTTAAAAATAAAAGCTCTACCTTGAATATTACTTTGATTTGGCGCACCGATAACGATGTAACCACCATCTACACTAACGCTATGCCCAAAAAGACCACCAACCACAACATCAATAATTGGTGAATTTAATATTTCATAAGTTTTAGTTAATGTTAAAAAATTACTAGAAAGTAACGCACTATTTGATAAATCACTGTCGGTAACATCTCTACCATCTAGAGGTACCCATGTACTTCCATCTGGAAGAGCTGCTTGAAAACTACTATAGTTCATAGCAGATTCAACTATATCACCTAGCACATAAGGATTTACTGCTGTATTTGTTGTGTCATTTATGGTTATGCTGTTAGATCCAGAAACTATAGATGTGCCAAAACCAGAAGTTAAAGACCTAAATCTTAAATTAGCACCTATTTTATCTTTAAAAAAATTTATGCCAGTTCCAACGTTAGAAGCAGTATTGGCCTCACCGCCAAGTGATATTAATTCTATTGACTCTGATAGTTGATTTATAGAAAATCCTGCTCCAGCCACTAGTGATTTAAACTCTAGATTTGCTCCAATTTTTTGTTTAAAAATACCAGCACCAGTACCTACGTTAGAGGCGGTATTGGTTTCACCAAGAGGCGTAGATATTATTATTTCGTCTGACATGCTACTAATAGTAGTTGCTGTACCAGCTACTAGTGATTTAAACTGTAGATCAGTTCCAATTTTTTGCTTAAATAAGCCTATGCCTGTGCCTGTATTAGAGGCTGTATTAATTTCTACAGCTCCAGTACTTATAGATATACTATCTATGCTAGAAGTAATAGTGGCATTACCGGCTGCAACTAAAGATTTAAATCTTAAATCAACTCCAACTTTCTGCTTATAAAAGCCTTCGCCAATGCCTACATTAACAGCATTATTTATTTCGCCGCTGCCTTCTCCGCCTCCACCAGATCTAGAGTCAAACCTAAATATATTGGAATTCTCTATTATGTTAGATGCTGAGCCAGCAGTTTTAAATTTACCGCTAGAATCAGTACATTGTAATATTACGTAACCAAGAGGAAGACCGCTCGATACGAAAAAATTACCTGGATTTTCTAAATTTGTCTCTAAAGAAAATTCATCAGAAAATATGACTGATATTTTTCCAGCACCAACTAGTGTAAATCCTGCTATTCTATAATAGCTAACTGTATTAGACGTAGGCCATGTTATCTCAAAGTCTGATGTATTAGATACTGTTTGAGCCTGGAAATCTATCCATAGAGAAGCTAGATCAGTAAATATTTGACCTTGAATAGGTAAAGTTATACTTACAGTATTATCTGCTGCTATTATTTTTGAGTCAGAGAAGTTTATTTTTGAATCTGGAGTGGGAAATGACGCTGATATTTTTAGTGGAAAATCTAGGTCTATATTTATATTGTCTACTAAATTACTTAGCAAATAATTATTACTAAGGCCTAGTTCTCTTGAATTATCTGTTTTAGAACTTATTTGTCTGAGATCTTGCTTTGTGTTTGACATAATGTATTTAATTGTTTATTTTAATATATTTATTACTTTCAGTCGGTAGATATAAGATATTATTAGATTTAATAAATAAATAAGCTTCACCGGCATTAGGCACTCCCTCTGAAATATCATCATCTAAATAAGCCCCTATTACTATATGTTCACCATCTATAGCTACCGAATTGCCAAATCTATCAGTATTACTTTCATTAGGCGAATTCAGAGTCTTGATCCATCCCCAGTTATTGGGTCCACCCTGATTTTTTTTAAATATGTAGACTTCACCGGCTCTACTAATAGCATCAGTAGAGCCACCGTCATCGTAAGCTCCCACTACTATATAGTCACCATCTATAGCTACTGAATTGCCAAAAAAATCATCTATGTCTTCATCTGGCGAATTAAGTATCTTAATTAAGCCCCAGTTATCAGGTCCACCTTGATCTTTTTTGAATATGTAGACTTCACCAGCTCTACTAATAGCATCAGCAGTACCATCATCTAAATAAGCCCCTATTACTATATGTTCACCATCTATAGCTACTGAATTGCCAAATCTATCAGTATTACTTTCATTAGGCGAATTTAGAGTCTTAATCCATCCCCAGTTATTGGGTCCACCCTGATTTTTTTTAAATACATAGGCTTCACCAGCGCTACTTATAGCATCAGTAGAGCCACCATCATCGTAAGCTCCTACTACCATATAGTCATCATCTATAGCCACTGACCAGCCAAAATTATCACTTGCATCTTCATTGGAAGAATTAAGTGTTTTTATTAAACCCCAATTGTCAGTTCCGCCTTGATCTTTATAAAATACATAGGCTTCACCAGCGCTACTTATAGCATCAGTAGATCCGTCATCTTGAGGTGCCCCTACTACTATATAGTTACCGCTAATAGCTACTGACGAGCCAAAATAATCACTTGTATCTTCATTGGAAGAGTTAAGCGTCTTAATTAAACCCCAGTTGTCAACTCCGCCCTGATCTTTTTTGTAGACATATGCTTCACCAGCACCGCCTATAGCATTAGTGGAACCTCCTTCGTAAGGTGCTCCTACTACAATATAGCTGCCACTAATGGCTACTGAAAAGCCAAAATCACCAAGTGGCAAAGTAAGAGTCTTTATCAGTCCCCAGTTGTTAACTCCGCCAAAATCTTTTTTATATATATAGACATCTCCGTCAAGAGAAAGACTACCAGCAGACCCATCATCCGACGGAGATCCTATTACCATATAATCACCATCTATAGCTACTGAATAACCAAACCAAGCACCTATAGCTGGCATTGGTGAATTTAAGATGCGTTCTGGTATCGATGAAATGTCTGGAATAAGCACGCTTTCGCTAGCATTTCCGCTATTAAGTAAATCACTGCCGGCTATGCTCCTTCCATCCATGGGCACCCAGTTAATTCCGTCCGGTCTAGATGATTGAAAATCTAAATAATTAAGATAAGATACTCTTATATCGCCCAACTCATTTTCTTGTGGTGGGATAATTGTATCTATATTTACAGAATTAGCACTAAAAGTTAAATTTATATTTGTGCCAGCTACTAGTGTTTTAAATTCTAGATTTACTCCAGTCTTCTGTTTGAATATGCCGGCTCCAGTTCCTACGTTAGATGCTGTATTAATTTCACCATTTATTGCACTTAAAGTTACAGCATCTGCACTAGAAGTTAGCACTAGATTTCCAACTGGTGTTAGTGTTTTAAATTCTAGGTTTACTCCAGTCTTCTGTTTGAATATGCCAGCTCCAGTTCCTACGTTAGATGCTGTATTAGCTTCGCCATATGATGTGCTTATTTCTATGGAATTAGTGCCTGGAGTAATAACTGCGCTGCCACTTGCTACAAGCGACTTAAACTCTAGATCAACGCCAGTTTTCTGCTTAAATACACCGGCTCCAGTCCCTACATTAGACGCAGTATTAGTTTCGCCTGGCGGTGTGCTTATGGTAATGCTGTCTGTACCTGGAGTTAGTGTTATGTTTGAACCGGCTACTAGAGTTTTAAACTCTAGATCAACACCAGTTTTCTGCTTAAATATGCCTTCACCACCACCTACATTAGACGCAGTATTAGCTTCGCCAGCAACTATACCACCGCCAGCTCTCCAGTCAAACCTAAATATATTGGAATTCTCTATTATGTTAGATGCTGAGCCAGCAGTTTTAAATTTACCATCAGCATGAGTACATTGCAGTACTGCGTAGCCTATAGATATTCCGCTTGGAATAAAGAATCCGCCTGCGTCTGGTAGGCTAGCTTCAGAGGCAGCCTCACTTGAAAACAATGCAAGAATATTGCCAGCAGTAGTAAGAGTAAACACTGCTATCCTATAATAGCCAACCGTATTAGACGTAGGCCATGTTATCTCAAAGTCTGATGTATTAGATACTGTTTGAGCCTGGAAATCTATCCATAGAGAAGCTAGATCAGTAAATATTTGACCTTGAATAGGCGGATGAACTTTGGTGACACCATCTGGACCTAGTATGGCAGAATCTGAGAAATTTATCTTTGAGTCTGGCGTAGGAAAAGAGGCTGATAGTTTTAGTGGAAAATCTAGGTCTGTGTTGATCTTGCTTATTATCTGGCCTAGATGAGAGCCCTGAGTTAAGCCTAGCTGCTTAAAATTTTGTGTTTTGGCTTCTATCTGTCTAAGATCTTGCTTTGTAAACGGCATGCCTAGTCCTATAACTATATTAAAGCAAAATACTGCTTAATACTATAATTATACCGGATTAAGGCTTATACAAGTTTAACTTATATGGCTAATTTTACTAGTATTTCTAGTTATCTGTTTCTAGATACACCGAAGCCACATCAACGCCAACTGCTAGACCCGTTGCTGCATTGTGTCTCCAGATCTGCCAAGTAAGTAATTGAGTATTTAGTGGAATATTTGTAATAATTGCACCAGTTGTAGAAACTCCAGTAGATAAGTTCACGACCTGATAATCAACCTCAATTCCATTAGGCGGGCAATATAGAGATAGCTCATAGAAATCAGTATTTGTTGATTCTGGAAAGCTGGCCCCAAGATCTATCTTTGTAGCGGTACCCGTTCCGTCGTTATGCATGATTTGAAGTGTTGTATCGGCCGCATCCAAGCCTACACCTATAATGTTAGTAAAACTTGATGGTTCAGCATTTCCAAGTACAGCATTACTTGAGGTTAATCCAACAAATAGTCTCGCACCTGTTGCAAGGGTTGCATCACTTATCCCAAATCTTGCAACAAAATGGAAACCTCCTCTGCCTGTTCCATTACCGATTCCAAACTGAAGAACTGTACTTCTAAGACCTGAAGATGCGTTGCCTGTGGCAGCTGAAACATAACCAACACGCCTCATCCAAGTGAAAAAGTTTGTTGTAGCAACGTTTCGAATTGTGGCTGTTCCGTTACCTGTAGGAGCTGCACCGCCAAATACAGTTGATGTTGTTGCGTTACCATTTGCCTTAAAAGCAAATACTGCATTTCTTGCAAAGAAAGGTTGAAAAGAATAATCTACACCAGATTTACCAATCTGAGCAAACATCTGTCTTCCGCCAACATCTTTAACATAGGTTGAGACCCCTACAGATGGAACGGATGGCGTGGAACTTTCATTCCAGCTTAATACAGTTTCATTTCCTGTGTGAGTTGATCTTGTTCTTAGGTTAGCAGCAGATACGTTATCCACGCTGCCTAGCCCTAAATCAGACTTTTGCAATGTAACTATTCCAGTAAACCCGTTTACAGAATTTACGTCTGATGGAGAAACTTCAACATAAGTAGAGCCTGACCATCTATATGCTTTATTAGTGTCAAGCGCTAAATATACCACAGACTGTTCACCTGTAGTAGGAAACTGCGACAGCTGTGAAAACTCTAAAACTTCATCAACATAAGATGGCAGATACGCACTCGGAACTTTGCCTGCTTCTAGAGGAGCGTATCCATTTAGCGCGCCTCTGTTAGCTGTATTTTCTTTTAAGTCAAGTGCAGATTGAGTAGCACTTGAAATAGGCTTATTAGCGTCACTTGTATTGTCTACATTTGACAGTCCAATCTGTGCTTTTGTTACAGAGTGAGGATTGCTAGTATTATTAAAATGAGAATCGAAAACAGACTTAGGAGTAACTTCAGCAGCTTGTCTTTTAGCTTCTAGTTCAGCTGTAGCGTCTAAAACCTCAATTGAGTAGTTTCCAGAAGCTCCCCAAACACCTTGAGCAATACATGTGTCGATCCAGGTCTGATATTCGGAGTTATTCTTATAAGCAGATAAAACTTTACTAGGTGATATTAGCGTTACGTTTATTCTTTTCATTATTCAGCCGCCCTTACGATTAAGTTTAACTCTGTAGCTAATAAGTTGTTAACAGTAGTATTGTTAGCTATAAACATCTCTATAAAGTCATTTGGCACTAAAGTCGCTATTGTCTGACAGAAAAAGTTTTCATTTCTACCTGCTTGAGAGGTAGTAGCTTGAGACTCAGAATCTGCTATAGTTGTTCCATTTTTTGCAATTCTGATTGTTATATTGGCGGCTTGTGTTGATACCGAATTTGCCGATACAGAAGCTGTAACAACAAATTCTTTAGTAATACCGCCAGTATAGGTTAGTCTGTTATTAGTATGTGAAAATTTTTGATTTATTGAAGATGCAACGGTTGTTCCTTCAATTTTTTCAAATACGCCTTGTGTTACTATGGGATTTTCTGTTGCGTTATTTGAAAATGACATCAATCCAATTGAGGCGGTATTTGTAATACCTTTACAGTTTTGGAATAAGGCTGTGTTGCTTGTATAGGTCAATCCACCAGTGTAAGTAGCTCCACCACTAAAATTAACTGTAATTAGTATGTAACTTTCTGCGCCAGCTGTAAAAGTAACTGCGGGATCAACAAAAATGGCAGTAGCTCCGCCAAAAGCAACGAACGAAGAATAGATTACTCGTATTCTTCTGCTTATAGTCAGTGTAGATGGGAAATTTAAAGTAGTCTGACCTGCAATACCAGTAAACAAACACTGATCGAAACCCACAGTTGATATCGTGCCGTCAAAAGTCATGTTAGCTGAGCTTAGCAACGCGCAGTCAGTCATGATAAAGTTGTTATAGCTCTTGATTAGCCCCACGCTAGCACAGTTGGTGAAGTTCACCCCGAACCAGTCGATAGCCTGGTTGGCATTTCCAGTAGCATCTAGATTTAGTGCTGTGCCGTGTGTGATTGAGATGTTTCTCATTGGTATGGACCAAGCAGAACTTAGTAGCGCCGTACTGGAACTTAGCCCAGTAGATATAAGGAAGCAGTTCTCTGATGAACCGCCTATTATGGTCGTGTTTTGACTACCAACCAGCCTGTCTCCAGTCAAGTCAACGGTAGTAGTTATAAAATAAGTAACGTTAGCAGCTAGTGTTATTACACCAGAAACAGCAGCAGGAAAGTCTGATTTGCTGTTTACAAATATCATATTTGGAAAAGGCGATGTATCAGTTATTGTGTTTATCTGCGTCTGAAGGCCTGATTCAATTGCTTCAACCTCAGCATCCGTAGCCATGTCAGCAGAAATAAATTTTGGATTAATAGGTAAGGTCACGAGTTCTCCTATTTAAGAAGGGGCGCCGAAGCGCCCCGAACTTTAAAAGCTATTAGCTAGCCTTTCTTTGATACGTGAAAAACAAGTTATCAGTTGCAGCAAGCGCCTGAGGTCCTGGGGATGTCAACGCATTCATAAAACGAACACGAGTAACACCACCAACAGTTTCTACCCAGTAGTCATTCAAGCTGTCACCAGTTGATGCACCCTCATGAATAGCTAGACGATCTACAAAAGCAACTATTGACTTATCTTCTGCAAGATATGCAAGATCTACATAGCCGTTTGTTATGTCAGCGGCTAAAAGATCAATAGCTTGTTTGTGCCAAATTATATTAGACTTTATACCACTAGCAGAAACTGAAAGTGATGAACCGTCTAATTTAATTTTTAAGTTATCGCTACCGTCATCTTCTAATCCGTCACCAGCAAAATCAGCAGGTTCAACTGCTAATTCTGTAGCATCAATTTTTAGACCACCAGCAGATTTTAGGTCAACAGAGAATACACCAGTAGCAGAGTCGTAGTCTAATCCGTCACCTGACGATAGTTCATTTCTTACAGCAGATTGAAAATCACTTACTTGAGTAGATACAATACTAATATCTTGCTCAGAAGCAGATGTCAATCGACCTTGTGCGTCTACAGTAAAACTAACAGCTTTTGCGGCAGTTAAACCATAAGGTGCAGCAGTTACTGCAGTGTTTTGCAATGAAAGACCTGAAATCCCAACAGCTAATGCACTATTAACCGGATCAAGCACTAAATCAGCAGAAAATTGACCAGACGAATAGCTCATATCAATTGAACTAGTATCACCGACAGATAGTTCATTTCTTACAGCAGATTGAAAATCACTTACTTGAGTTGATAGGATGCTGATATCTTGTTCAGAAGCGGCCGATAATCTACCCTGTGCATCGACAGTAAAACTAGCTGTTTTTGCAGCAGTTGTACCATAAATCGCAGCAGTTACTCCAGTGTCTGTAAGTTTAAGATTGTTACTGCCATCGTGAACCAATCCTGAACCAGCAATTTCACTAACATTAACGCTAAAGACTGTACCGTCAAGATCTAGACCATCACCGGCCTGATAAGAACCAGCACCAGAGAATTGCAAGAATCTAATAGGACTTACGTCTATTGTTGCAACAGTTTCTGTCTGAACCCAACCAGTATCAGCATACTGAGTACCTTCTTGTACGAAGATAAAGTCACCACCAGCAGCTTCTTGTGGAGAATTAAAGTCTGCAGCTCTTGAGAGCTCAGTAATTTCTCCTGCACTTACAGCACTAACTTCGTAGATACCGTTTTGTTCGCTAAATTCATCATTTTCTTGATTAGCAAGGATAACACGCTGACCAACTACCCATGAACCTACACCGTCGATAAGATCCACTGGAGTAGAAGATAAATCAATAATACCAGCAGAAAAATTAGCACTACCGATATCTACTACAGCAATTACTCTAGCAGGAGCGTGAACGTGTAAACCTTCAGCTAGATTATCAACATATTCTTTAGTGGCAGCACTGTGAGCATCGCTTGTCATTACTAAGTTAGTAATGCTATTGCTGCCCATAGCAATGTTTCCAGACATTGTTCCGCCAGCAAGATCTAGTTTAAGTGCTAAACCAGCATCTAATTGAGATTTTGCAACAGCGTCTTGAGCAGAAACAGCATTTTGTAGATTAGTAATTTTACCAGCATTCTGAAAGTTCATTTCAGTATTAATCAAAATACTGCCCTTAGTTCCTGTAGCAGTACCTGTATATAGAAAAATATGACCAGAGTTACCAGCAGAGGCATTACCTGACTGAATTTGAACAGCTCCAGTAGTTTGTGCAGCTCCAGAAGCTACAACCGCAGCTCCAGAATTTGAACTTCCGGCTCCAGATAGCAATCTAGCAGCTCCAGAGATTCCTCCAACAGCATTTCCAGAAAAAACATCCACCCCTCCGGAGTTTCCGCTTACCTGAGCATCTCCTGAAGCAACCTGTACTATTCCGGAAGCAGCCCCAGATGAAAAACCTGAAGCAATAAGAACTTTTTTAGAAGCGGTTCCAGCAAAAGCTCCTAGTTGATCTCCTGATCCTGCATAGAATTGTTTTGGACTACCGTCTTCCATTGCAACAGCAATGTAGTTAGGGCCCCAAGAAGGAATTCCAATATTTAAATCAAGCAATTCCGCCGCATTTCCTGAAGCAGGATTAATGATGAGCGTTCCCGTCATCGTATCGCCAGACTTTTTAACTTTCTCAACATCTAACTCTTGAATGGCAGCTTGAACTTCTATAGCAGATATGTTGCTGTCAACATAGCTGTTAGAAAAAGAAATAGCTGAGGCAGCATGAGCGCCAGTTAGATTATTTACGTGATCAGAGACAGCATCCTCTACTGCAGTAAATTGATCATCAACATACTTCTTAGAAGTTAAGTGTGTGTCTAGAGTAGGAGCAGGAGCCAATCCGTCAAACCCTATGTTTGAAACTGGCAAGTTAGGTTCCGCGGTAAAACTAGCAACTCCACTTCCGTTATTTACTGCAATGCTTGCTACGTTATGCTGATAGCTGGTATTAGACGTAAGACCTGAGTTTTGATCTTGAAAATCTAATACTAATGCATCAGCATTAATCGATACGGTTGATACAAACTGGTTAACTATATCATTTTTCTGAAACACTATACCAGTAGAAGTTTCTATTGTAATAGAACCATCATATGTAGTTCCGTTAGAGGCGTAGTTTAAAGATACTACTCCATCATATACTTCCGTACTGATGACAACATCTCCACCCGGATCATTGTATGTAATTGCAAAACCGTCTACGGCTCCAATGTTTGTTGAATAATCTCCAGCCGTAGTGGTAAAGCCTAGTTGTGTAGACGATAAGCTAGATGTGGCAAAAGATGCTTCATCAAATGTCAAAGCACCAGACATCTCGTCGCCAGCTTTAGCTACTTTTTCAGTATCTAGCTCTTCAATAGCAGCCTGGACGTCCTCTGCCTCAATGGCACCAATAGGAGCAAATGAGATGTTTTCTGCAGAAAAACTTAAACCACCAAGTGTTGAGTTAATCGTGTTAATATCGCCTTGTAGCTCGGATAAGGCACCCTGAACATCTGTGGCTGCAAGATTTGTAATGCCTGCAGCGACTACGATATCATCCGCATTATGCTTTTCAGCGAGCCCTTGAACGTGATCATCGATCCTATCATTAACGCTGCTGATCTCGCTATCTACATAGGATTCAGTGCTTAAATTAGAATCTATCGTAAGATTTACTATTTTTGGGATTTCGCTTAATATGACCTTATCTTGATCAGGCCCACTCCCACCTACTTTTAATATTTCAATATCGCCATCATCTGCGGCGTTTCTTGCTCTTAGTGCTTCACCATTTAGAAGCCTAAAAAATTTACCTTTTACTGGATTTACCGACATACGTTTCCTTTTTTAAAAAAATTTCTTATAATAATTATTACTATTTAACAAAAATAATTGCAATGGGTGATTTAGACCTAGATTTAAGCTCAGACTCAGGTCTAAAATTAGACTTTGCTTTTGAATTTTTATTAATATAGTATTTTTGAATAGTTACAAACACTCGTTATCCCCCTTTAAAGATATGTTATTTGTGAGTATATTTTAACATATTTTTAGGTTAAACATGAACGAGTATAACTATAAGAATGTCAACGACTAGCCTTGATAATAGTATTTAACTCTTATAACATCGGTAGTGTCCAGTGCTTGATCTCCGCCAACTGCAACGTCGCCGGCCCAGGTTATTCTAGTTACAAAAACGGTAGGCACTATTTCTACTATTGAGACAGTGTAATCGTCGTCTTCATGTAGCAGAAGTCTATCTACTGAAACTTCTATAGTTTCTTCTATAGCCTCATACTGAAGATCTATATAGATAAGATTTGATGGCTGTGCACTCATCAAATATTTTTCTTTAGTCGGTACAAGACTCTGAACACCAGCAATTGAGTCCTGCAGATCCTGAATATCTTCTTGTATTTGGCCAAGATCAACATCATTATCAGGCATAGTTATGGTTCTTGCACCTGTTATGATTCCAGAGAAAGTAATAAAATCACTACTGCCTAACTTTATCTTTATATTATCTACTACTATAGTGTTGGTAGATAAACTGATGCTTCTATTGGCACCATCAATAATCTTAGATAGTTTACTGATCTCAACCATGCTATTCCTTCCTGCTCATCTCAAAGAAAATCTGAGCTTTAAGTCCATATCTAGACAGTAATTTATTTATATCTTTGTCTGCTTTATTTAATATGTTAGATACTCTGCTAGATATAAGTTCTTGAACTTTCTGCAATTCTTCTTCTGTTAGTTTCTCTACGTTTACTTTTTTAGTGGATGACTGCATACTATAGTTGACCTATAATCTGAAAGTTAATAAAAAGATCCATTAATAGTGGATTATCTTTGTTTTTGCCTATTACTCCAACTTTTATAACCCAGTCTCCTGAAGTAAAACCGCCAACGCCTTCGCTAGGCAGGATGTTAGTTAGACCACCAGTCTTGGATACATATATGAAATCGCCAAAATTAAAAGAGGACACATCTTCGACTTTTCCATGAGTTATAGCATAACCATAATCGCCATTGTTTATAACGTCGCTAGCTATTCCAACTACTCCAAGTGCGTGAGCATCTAGCGATACGTCTATTACCGAAAGATCGCCGCTTGTGCTTAGTCTAACTGGCGCGTGCTTCTGTATAGTAAGCCCTGAATTGTTTAGTAGGTAACTTCTAACCCTAGAAGAATCAACTAGACTTGATATAGCTGCATAAGGTCTATAAGTCATAAAACTCCAATTAAATTATATACCAGTTTGATCCATCGCTCACTACGCTTACAGATTCATATTGAATAGCTATATCTAATGAGCTAGAGAATATATCTATGCCATCTAGAGTATCGCCAGAAACGCCCTTTATCCTAACAATATTTCCGCCATCTATCTTCTTAATGTCAAAGCGTTTGCCAGAGTTTAGACTCGCAGAAGGAAGCGTTATATCGACGTTTAAGCCTAAGTTATTTACTAAAATAACATCATTAGAAGAAAGCGGATCATAGTTTGTGCCATTTATTGTTACTACATTGAGCAGGGCACCCGTAGGAGCAGAACTTATAACTAGTGAATCTGAAGTCTGAGATATAGACATACCGGCGCCAGCAACTAGTGTTCTAAAGCGCAGATCTTCTCCAACTTTAGACTGAAAAACAGCAGCGCCTAGGCCAACGTTAGATGCAGTATTTATTTCGCCATAAGCGGACTCTGAACCACCAGAACCAATAGTATGGTTGTCAATTCTGAATAGCAGTACGTCACTAAGATTAAGATCTTGAAGCGTAACTATCTGTTTAGACATCGCTCCAGCTGATCCTACTTCAAGCCAGTCTTGGCCAACTGTTAGATATTGGCCATTTAAGAATAGTTCTAGTTGACCTTCGCCAACCGTGTAACTTTTAACCTGATTGCTATTCTTAGAATCAAGCGGAAGATTCAGAGTAGTTCCAGATGCTATCAGCGATGTGACATTTATTTTTTCTTCATAGGCTTGCTCAGGAGTAGAGAGCATGACCTCATAGATTTTTTGATCTAGTTTTTTAATGGCTGCCTCAAGCAAGTCACCGTCAGAAACTGTATGCAGCGCTGAGCCAGATCCATCTATCTCTATAAAGACACCAAAACCACTGCCTACGTTAAAGTTTTCAGCGTCTGTACAGAAGCCAGCAAGTGTATTAGTCACAGTTATGGTGCCATTAAAATTATTTATGACGCTAAAATCTAATGACGCAGTAGCTACTATAGCATTGGCTGTTTTTTGTGCAACAGTTGCAGCTGTATCAGCGCTAGATATATTTACAGTTATGCCTATTCTGCCTATTACTAGTGGATTTACACCTGTGCTATCTTTATTAAACCAGACATAGTATTTGTTTAAGTCAAGGCCTGAGTTTATCAGGAAGTATTGATTGCTGGTTATGTTGGAGGCTGCTGGAAGCGTTATTTCAGTAACTTCGGCTACTACATCTGCTATTATTGATTCATATTCTCTTACAGGAGTCTTATCCCAGAGCATTACAGAGCCGGTGCTTCCTCTTATGGCGAATACAAATATGTTCTCACTTAACGGCAACTGATCATTGTCTACGACTATTAGTGATGCTAGACTGCCTATTGCACTATTGCTATTTCTGTTTATAGAGAAATAGGCCGTTTGATTTGCCTGTAGACTAACTGTGCTTGTTAGCGTCAATTCTGTCTTATAGCCAGTAGATGGCTGAATAACTACAAGCTTAGGTGTATAGCCTGTTTTTGCAAAAACAGCGATATCTTGATAAGATCCATTTGGATTACTAACTATTGCATGAACATTCTGAAGTTCAAAAGTTAGATTTCTATCTTGAATTCTATCTGCCATCATGGCAGTTAATTTTGAAGCTCTTTCCGTTAGACTATCTGCTGAACTTGAATTATAATTTACAAAACCATCTAGTGTATTGTAGTTTAGTTCTGTAGCATAGACAGGTTTCATCATCGCTGAATTATCCATGCCTATAAATGACATTATATTTTGAGAATCTACTTTACCTATCTCTTTACTTTCGCCTTGCTCAATTTTAGTAGGACCAAGATCTGCTCTAACATACATCTCAATAGACGTAGCCTTTGGAAAACCAGAGGTGTAATTTTCAGCAACTATTGGACCAGCTATAGGAAACGTGAACTGAGTGGCAGTTTTAGGAAACACCTTGAACTCGCCATTGAAGTTACCGCTGCCTGCTATGAATACGTTGCCGTCTACATCTAGGCCATGATTAGCAGATTCAAGTGAAAAACCATATGCAGTAGAGTTAGCAGAAGTTGTTGCTGTAGCGTAATAAGCAGGTCTGGATAGCTCGTCTAAAAAAGGTCCACCAGTTTTTGATATGAAAAATATATCGCTGCTTTCAACCTCTACTTGATATTCACCATTAAAATTACTAGTTGCTAGTATTTTTATTCTCTGTTTGTCAGATAAGCCGTGTGCTATCTTTGTACATTTAGCTCGCTCTCCGTCATGATCTGTAATATCTATTAGTAATTGAGTGCAAGACAAATTGGATACATTGAGTACTCTGTCTGATCTCGATGCTAACCAACAAAGATTTCCGCCTGCCTCATAAAGAACAGGGTCTGTTCTATCAGCAACTTGAACTTCAGAGGCTAAAAATTGACCCTTAGTATATATGCCCTGAGAAGAGCCGCTTGCTCCAGAGTATGCTGCACTTAGTCTGATAGATTTAGCCTGAGATGGCGTAGTAGTTCCTCCACCTAGACTTATAGAATCATAAAATTCTTCTACTCTTAGATATAGATTATCTCCGTCGCCAGATCTCTTTATCCAGTCACCCTTAGATAGATTTTCAAAGTAGCCAAGATCTCCGTTAACATATGGCAACCCATTAAACCAGTCTAGTGGCACAGTACCGCTGTTTGCCTGCAGATCTCTCTCATGCTGTACAAACATTACCTGATTATTTAATAGTGTCTTGCTGCCAGATCGTATGATTATATCTTTAAGATCAGTCATAGATTGAAGAACAATGTCTTCAGTCCAACTAAGTTGACCAGGTGTACTGTCAGAATTTTCCCAGGTTCCTTTAGATCTTATTGAAGTAGCTAGAGCATCTTTAAATACGTTTATCAAGCTGTATGTGGATGTGTCCTCATACCAATATGTACTACCGCTTAATTCTAGTAGTCTTGTCATGACTACGTCCATCCATTCTTTTAGCGTATGGATATTTTTATCGCCACCTCTAAAAGAGTTTGGATCAGACTTATTAGATATTGTTGTATTTGGCTCTAGTCTTTTATATGCTGCAAGAGGCTCTTCTCTAAATTCATATCTTGCTAGCGGGTTTGGACCAAGACCACCGGTACCTAACCTAAACATCATGTCGCGGCAGTCTTCTATAGATTCAATGAAATTTGTACCGACTTTTATTTTACATATAGGAATTACATTGTCGGGAAATGATGCGGCAGAAACATTCACATCTGCTGTAAGTACAGATTCAGTGTTTATGTCTTGCGTAAATTCGCCACCAACTCCGCCTTCTTTATCTGGATCCCAGAAAGCGCGTGTGTCTTTTGCTGATTCAAAAGTTGTCAATACAAGATAAACATAATTTGTAGCATTTTTTCTAAGTTCTGGAACTAGCGGCGCCGCGTTAGGATCGCCTTCTTCTAGGCCATAAAAAAATGGACCAGCACTTGATTCTGGATAGTAGACTACTGAGTTAGCTATATTGATAGCCACAGTCTGAGATCCTATAGAATTACTAGGATCTACAACCTCGAATCCTTTAAGAATATACGGACGATCTGATCCCACGAATGACTTCATTAGGTATTTGAAGTCACCCTGAGTATAAGAGTCTACGCTTAAAAGATCTTGTAAATCAAGACGTTCTGCCGAACCAATCAGAACTCTTCCCAATACGGCCATGCTAGTTCCTTGTAACTATTATAAATCACTTAAATTATACCAGGATAACGCTTATCCAGGATCTATGCCACTAGAATAAACATCAATCGTTGAATAATATTGCGCCGGATATCTAACTATAAAGTTTAAGAATATACCGACTGACTTTACTTTTTTCATTAGATCTTTCAATATCTCTGTAGCAACAGATGGATCTGTTATATATGGCGCTCTCTCTGATCCAAGCCCTTGAAATTGTATACCGCCACGTCTTCTTATCATGGTCACAGATGATCCGTAGTCATGATCTTTTTTAAATATATAGGCTGGGTCAAGCGCTATTATTGAACTATTTGGCTTATAAAAGTATCTTACAGGACCTTCTTGCCTCTCTGTGCCAAAATCAAATATAAGTCTACCCTCTGCGTCAGGTATGCTATTTGGCCCTATCTCTATGTTCTTTTTAGTAGTGCCTGCTTTTATACTAGTTATAAGCGAGGCGGTAAGTGAAGATAGTACGAAGTCAGCGGACTCATCCCACAGATAAGGTCCAGGAGTACGCTCTTGCATGATAGATGACCTAAGCATAACTACGCCACCAATTTCTGAGCTTGCCGCGTCCTCCATCCTTACAGTTCCACCGCTAGAATTTCTAGCACCGCTCGAACCAGCAAATGAATATGCCTGAAACTGAGTATTACTTAGTATGTTCTTAATTTGCCATGTCCCATTGGTAGAAGGACCGCTTCCAGCACCCTGAACTGCATTTTCTATTATCACATACTTACCTACTGAATAGTTGTGGGGTGTAGCTGTAGTTACTGTTATTAGATTTGCAGAATTCCTATTAGCCGAAGATAAATTAAACTGATTTAGTGAAGAAATTGTTGGCAATTCTGGAGTTATGCCTTGCAGCAGATTTCCAACCCTAGAACTATAGGTGTATATTGGCATATCACTTACTAGTCTGCTGTTGAAATTAAATTCGTTTACGTCTCCCGTATCTGGAAAAAGCGTCTGTATTTCATTCTGAGGTATGAAGTAGAACTGTGCTCCAGTTTCTGGAAATTTATCTGGATTTACTAGTGTTAGGTTCGCAGAAGAACTACTGAATGAGATAACTTCTGAAACTACTCCGTTTATATGGCAAGCACCTTTTCTATTTCGTCTAACTACTGGTGGAGATGACGGAACCTCAACTACTATTTCTCCAGGCGAAACTTCCCAGACTATAGCTCGTCTCTCTTTAAGAAAGACATTGTTTTTTACCGGTGTCATAAATCTCACTATAGAAGACGAAGATGTGGTAAAAGTTTCTGGCGTGGCAAATAGGTTATTAAATTTAATATAGTTAGCGACAGCATCTAGCTCTGTTATTAAAAAACTACCAGCGTTGCCAGCTCTGTCTATTATAACTACATCGCCTTCTTCCAGCTGATCTATGCCAGGATACTCACCATTGCCTGTATATGTCATTGTGACAGAATCGCCTATTTTCGTTATCTGCCATTCCGTAGCAGTGCCAAATCCTGCCTCAGTATTAAAACCATCAAATTGAAAAGCTATATTTGCTCTTCCGCCAGTTATAGCGACTGATCCTCTTGCTCCAACAGTGTTAGTGAATATTCTTATGGACACTTTTTTAGTTATAGCATTCTCAAAAGCTATAGCATAAGAACCAGAGGCTTGTCTATTTATTACAGAGACTACTTCTATGGCTGATGCGCTGCCTATATTGGTAAATTCACTCTCATTGAATACTATTCGTTCTTTAGTGTACGAGTCTATCTCGTACTCTAGCTCCCAGCCATCTTTAAGACTAAAAGGCTCATTCAGTATCGATGATGTATAAGATGTTGTTGACTCTTTGTTATAGAAAATATCTACAAGATCATCAAATATAGCCTTTACTTGCTTTGGATTATAAGCCATTACTGGAATAAACCGCCTAAAGGTAGGATCATCCATGCCAATAAATCTAGGTCTCTGAACCATATTTGCAGCACCAAGTCTATCTAGATATGGCCTGCTTGCTGTTTTTACAAAAAACTGATTTCTTACAGCCTCGATAAGCTCCAGAGTCTCCTGATCTGATTCTCCAACGGTACCTATGAGTGCCTTCCAAACAGTGTTTTGCTGCGTGTTAAAAAGCGCAGGCATTTGATCATGTAAACTATCGATCATGTTCTTGTTTGCGGGCATATTTAACCTTAGGTAATACTAATATCAGAAGGCTGAATAAAAGCTTTTTCGCCCTCAGATATAGATATTCTTTCGTTGTTTGGTGTAGGCGAAACAAATGTTACCGCTTCAACACCTACTATATTCTTAATTCTTACAATTATGTCAGAGAGTATCACGTCTTCGCCTACTCCAAGATTAGACACATAGCTTATTATTGCTGAAGCTATCTCGTCGGTTATCTCACTTAAGTTAACACCATCTTGTGTTGTTATGTCTACAGATATAGATACTTTAACAGGTATAGGCGGAAGAACTTCTATCGCACTTCCAACTGCTTTTCTGCCAGGAAAAGAGGACGAATCAGGGTCAAATCCATCTACAATTCTTTGAACTTTTCTGAGTAGTCCTGTATAGTATTTATAACCGTCTATACCAACTACTATCGAGTTATCATAGCCAATTTTACCTACACTAGATATAAAGCTAGAGTTGTTCTCATTCCATTTATAATCGCGATCTCCTCCAGAAAGATATACTATACGTCTATTTTCGTTTAGCGGATCTATGGCTGTATGATAGACTTCTCTTATTGACGTAAACTTATTGTCATCATTTTCAGTTATTAAGAATTTACTATTTGCTAAGCCAGCACTAACATCTATTTCAGAAAGTCCACTAGAATTATTTACTCTAATATACTGTCTACCAGATAAGCCATCTGTTCCTAGATCCTGGATATCAAAGTTTCCTGAATTAGAAAGACTAAACCAGCTATCGCTTGTATTTTCACTAATGAATAAGTTGTCACTAACTCTTGCTGAGTCGCCTTCTAGTATTCTAATATCAGATGCATTATTTAAGTAAACGCCTTTGCCTATATCTGAGTTTTGATCTAGTGCATGAGAAGGAGAGTTTCCGCTGTCTCCAGTGTAGCTACTACTTAGTGTAACTATTGTAGCATCTTTAGCAAGCGAAGAATTAAATCCACTTACTTGAACCAGCAGTGTGTCTTCGTCTGTTGTTTTCTTAACCCAGTCACCAATACTCAAATTACTAAAAGTTCCAGGTATGCCAATTACGATATTAGAATTAGATGTCCATGTTGGCTCTAGGCTATAATTATTAAAGGCAACAAATGTGTCCAGCTTTTCTAGCGCCTGCATATTTCTATAGACAATAGAATCGTTGTCTAGCGCCAGTATTCTAAACGCACCGTTATTTGCAGAGCCAAAGCTAGATCCACTTACTAACAGTAAGTCGTCTACTGCTGCACCACAACTTAAAAATTTAGGCGAGTCACCATCAACCAAAGAAAGCCTATTCATACCGTTATGCCCAAGTGACTCAATCTTGTAGCGAGTTCTAGTTTGCCCAGGTTTGAGAATTAGACCTGCAGGAGAAATACTTAGCGCATTTGAATTAGTTGAGGCGTACGTAAATTTATTTGAGTCTACTATGCTTAGAACTATTCCAGTATTTGGACTCGCACTGCTTGGAATATCTATGGCTGTAAAAATATCGCCAACGTCTAGACCATGAGGATTTTCTGTAGTTGCAGTTGCTATATTCGAAGCTATAGCTATAGACTGAATCTTATTAGGCGCTGAGTGTGCTAGATGCCATTCTAGTGCAGGTGCTGCAGATATTATAATCTCGTTTCCACCTATCTCTGTAGCAGACATAGCTTTTCCATCTGGATTTTCTACGTCTAGATATTTGGCAGATTGATTTACTGCCACTATAGGAAGTCCACCAATCACATTAGAGCCAGTATTTTTACAGAAATTACCTGTACTCCAGCCGTCTACTGCTATACCACTTTCAGAAAATAATGTTAATAAGCTGCCCTCGGTTACCTGAGAAAGTGTAGCTCCAGGAGTTTGACCTATGCTAAAGTCACTAGATATACCATTAATAGAGAGTGCTATGCCTAGTTTGGCTATTATCTGATTAGGTGTATCTGTACTTAATACGTCTACTCTAACAATATTATCTGCAGATATAGGCACAGTAGCATCAGCTACGCCATTAGTCGTCACACCAAATATAAATCCAGGTGAAGGCGATCCATTTGAGCCTGCAGTTATCGGGCCATTTTGCGAGCTAGTTGCTGTTATAGAAGCTAGAGCAAAACCATCATCAGAACCAGCAGTTACTACACTAAAATTAAAATTCGTAGATGGAGTACCGTCAGCACCTGCAGCTACTAAACCATTGTCTGCATTATTTACAGTTATAGTTGCGCCGCTTATAGTCTCGCCTGTTCCAGGAGAAATCAGAGAAAAGTTAAAACCAGTAGCATCAGCACCAGCACCGTCTACTCCAGCAGTTATTAAACCAACTTGTGCATTGGTTACAGTTATAGTAGCAGAATTAACAGTTGTTCCACTGCCAGAGCCAGCAGTATTAAATATGTAAGCTTTAGCATTACCGCCGTCTGCGCCAGTCGTTGCTATAAAATTACTAGAAATGGAAACACCGGAGCCAAAACTGGTTCCAACGTTTTCAAAAGGGTTATTTAATGTAGAAAGTAATCCCCAGTTATCAACTCCGCCTTGATCTTTATAGAATACATACGCTTCACCAGCGTCAACAGTTGTATCAGTAGAACCATCATCACTATATGCGCCTACTATTATGTAGTTGCCACTGATAGCGGCTGACCAGCCAAATAAATCGCCGGCATCTGGGTTAGGCGATGTTAACGTTTTAATCAAGCCCCAATTTTCAGTTCCGCCGTAATTTTTCTTAAAAATATGCAGATATTCATATGGAGTTTCAAGTGCTATGATATAGTCGCCACTAATATTTACTGAATAGCCAAAATTACCATTTGGTGGCCAAGTAGAAAAATTTGGAGCAGTGATAGTTTTGACTAATCCCCAGTTATCAACTCCGCCCTGGTCTTTCTTATACACAATAATAGTTGAATTAATAATTGAAGATAAGTTAGATGGCTTTAATACTAAATAATCACCACTTAAATGTAAAGGCGCGCCACTATTGTTGCCAGCAACCTCAAATCCAGGAGTAAAACTCTTGATTAAGCTCCAGCTCTCTAGTCCCGTATCTTTCTTAAATATATATACTTCGCCAGCATCATTGACTGTATCAGTAAAACCATCGTCACCTGCAGCATGTACCGCGATATAGTTTCCGCTTATTGCAACATAGGTACCAAATCGATCGTACAAGTCTTCATCTGGTGAATTAAGTGTAGCAGTAAGTCCCCAGTTATCAATTCCGCCCTGATCTTTTTTGTAGACGTAGGCTTCACCAGCAGCACTGATAGCATTAGTAGAACCGCCGTCCTCAAAAGCACCGACGACTAGATAGTCTCCATCTGCATCAATAATAATACTATTGAATCCGCTAAAAGGCAGCGTCTTGATTAGTCCCCAGTTATTTAATCCACCTTGATTTTTCTTATGTATGAAAACTGATGATAGCAGGCCATTAGATCCGACAGCGAACATGTAATCGCCTGATATTTTTGTATATATACAATTGTAACCGCTAGGAGTAGCTGCTGCTTTAATATAAGAGCCAGGGGTTATTACTGGTGCAGTTGTAGTTGTTACTATTGCGCTAGCAAAAGCTGAATCATTGTCAATAATATTCGCCGTCTTAGTAGCCACTTCTTCAAAATCATCATTGGTGCTTATATTAATCTCTCGCGACCTAGTAGTGGTTCCTACCGCAGGTTCAACTGTTCCGCTGTTATTGTTGTCATACCAGAATTTAACAGTATCTCCGTTACCAGCTTCTAGTACAAAATAAGAACCATTAAGTGAGTTAGAGACGTCTGGTTGACAGCCTATTGTCTGTATAGCGATATTGCCAGGAACCGTCGTGGTTGTCACTGTTGCACTAGCAAAAGCTGAATCATTATCGATCGCATCAGCTGTTTTAGTAGCTACTGCTAGAACATCGTCATCTGTATCTACATTAATCTCTACTGATCTATCGGAAGGAACAGCAGGAACACCCGCTACGCCAATAGTATCTATTGACAAAATAAAATTCGTAGGTGTAGTGCCGTCAACTCCAGCATTAACTGGACCATCAGCAGAATTAGTCACTGTTATTGTCGCAGGACTTAGACCGTCAGGTGTTCCAGTCAAAACCACACTAAATGTAAAATTAGTAGCAGGAGTACCGTCAGTGCCAATCGCTACCGGTCCAGAGTCAGCATTTGCTAAATCTATAGACGCTGGAGTTGGAGTTGCAAGATTGATACTATATATATATGCTTCACCAGCGTCATTTAAAGTTTCAGTAGAGCCGTCATCAGAAGATGCTCCAACCACTATATTGTCGCCGTCTACAGCCACTTGACTTCCAAATCTATCTCCGTTCTCATTAGGTGAGTTAAGTTGTTTTAAGAAACCCCAGTTATCAGTCCCGCCTTGATTTTTATAGAATAAGTAAGCCTCACCAGCGCTACTAACGCCATCAGCAATACCTCTATCGAAAGGTGCACCTACTACTATATAGTTACCGCTAATAGCTACTGACCAGCCAAAATAATCATTTGCATCTTCATTGGAAGAATTAAGCGTCTTAATTAAACCCCAATTGTCAGTTCCGCCTTGATCTTTATAAAATACATAGGCTTCACCAGCGCTACTTATAGCATCAGTAGATCCGTCATCGCCATATGCACCTACTACTATATAGTCACCACTAATAGCTACTGAATAACCAAATTGATCTGCAGTATCTTCATTGTCGGAATTAAGTATCTTAATTAAGCCCCAGTTATCAACACCACCCTGATCTTTTTTGAAGACATAAACTTCACCAGCGTCAATAATAGCGTCTATGGATCCGTCATCAACGAATGCCCCTACTGCTATGTAATCACCACTAATAGCTACTGACCAACCAAATTGATCTCCAGTATCTTCATTGTCGGAATTAAGTATCTTAATTAAGCCCCAGTTATCAACACCACCCTGATCTTTTTTGTAGACATAGGCTTCACCAGCACTACCAATAGCATCAGCAGTACCATGATCTGTTCTAGCCCCTACTACTATATAATTACCGTCTATAGCTACTGAGTTACCAAATGTGTCTCCATCATCTTCATTGTCGGAATTAAGTGTCTTAATTAAGCCCCAGTTATCGGCTCCACCCTGATCTTTTTTATAGACATAGGCTTCACCAGTACCAATAGTACCAGTAGAACCTTCATCGCCATATGCACCTACTACTATATAGTCACCATCTATAGCGACTGAATAGCCGAATGCGTCATCTGTGTCCTCATTGGGTGAATTAAGTGTCTTTATTAAACCCCAGTTGTTTGCTCCACCTTGATTTCTTTTAAAAATATAAGCTTCACCAGCAGTAGTGATAGTGTCAGTAGAGCCGTCATCTTGAGGTGCTCCTACCACTGCGTAGTCTCCGCTGATAGCTACTGAGTTACCAAAAGCATCTGCTAAAGATTGATTAGAGGAATTAAGTTGCGCAACGAACCCTGTATTAGAAATTTCAGGCGTTATTAGCACACTTGCAAAAGCTATATCAGATGATATTGCTGTAGCTGTATGTGTAGCTACTGCATCAGAATCATCATTTGTAGATATGGAATTGATCTCTACTGACCTAGTAGTGGTTCCTACTGCAGGCTCAGCTGTTCCGCTGTTATTATTGTCATACCAGAATTTAACAGTATCTCCGTTACCAGCTTCTAGTACAAAATAAGAACCATTAAGTGAGTTGGAGATATCTGGTTGCAGCTGAATTCTTTGTATAGAAGGCACCCCAGATCCTGGCATTATTACGCCTGGTGTTACTATTGCACTAGCAAAAGCTGAATCATTATCGATCGCATTAGCTGTTTTAGCAGCAACCTGATTCACATCATCGTTCGTGTCTATATTAATCTCTAGCGATCTAGTAGTAGTACCTACTGCTGGTTCAGCTGCTCCGGCATTATTATTGTCATACCAGAATTTAACTGTATCTCCGTTACCAGCTTCTAGTACAAAATAAGAAGTATCCAGTGAATTAGATACATCTGGCTGACATTCGATAAGCTGTATAGACGGTGATCCTGGTATGCCTAAACCAGGCTCAGTTGTGCCAGCATCATTGTTATCATACCAGAATTTAACCACGTCGCCGTTTCCAGCATTAAGTGTAAAGTAAGAACCATCTAGTGAATTAGCTATGTCTGGCTCACAATCGATATCATGAACAGTAGGAGACCCGGTAATAATTCCTCCAGGTGTCACTGCCGCGCTAGCAAAAGCTAGATCGCTGTCTATTGCTGCTGCTGTTTTAACGGCTACTTCATTTACGTCGTCATCTGTGTCTATGTTAATCTCTACCGACCTAGTAGTAGTACCTACTGCTGGCTCTGTTGCTCCGGCGTTATTATTGTCATACCAGAATTTAACAGTATCTCCGTTTGGAGTTTGTAATATAAAGTAAGAAGCATTAAGTGAGTTTGCTACATCTGGCTGACAACCAACTGTCTGCACAGATGGGGTTCCGCCTATCAGCATAACAGGAGGCGTTAGATTACCGTCTACAGAAAACCATGCGATCCAGCTAGAATCAGCACTGTTTATAAATCTAAGATAATCTGCATGATCAGGTACTCCAGAAGAAGTTACTCTGAAAACTAGATTGTCATCAGAGTCTCCAGCCTGAGTTACTTCTTGATGAATTTCGCTATTTGATGTTAATGCACCTATTGCATTTCGCATTTGCGGATTGTAGTCTACGGATCCTTCGTCTGTATCTGACAATATGAGATATGAACCTGAATCATCATGAGTCCATCGCCAGACAATTCCAGGAGTAGGATAGCTAATTGGATCTAGCGAGTGAGCATCTACTATATTTATCTTAGTATACTGATTAAAATTAGTATTCTTAGAATTATACATGTACTCGCAAGTGCTGTCATTCTTCTTAACAACATCTATACTGTCATTTTGACCTAGTCTGCTTATGCGCTCAACCCCATAGTCATTTTCAAGTTGAACATGGTGTCCTGGCTGAAGTGTATTTGGCGAAGCTGGTATTTTAAACTGCAAGAAATTATCAGAATCTTCAACTATCTGAGAGCTTCCTATTAATTTAAATTTTGCGTTATTTGCACTACCACCCACTATTTCTATAGCTCCACTAGATCCAAGCTGCTGTGATTTTATCTGTATTGAACTGCTGTCATTGGCAACAGAAACTCTAGACACTATATTTAGCTGTGAAAGCGCTCTATGTGTCATATGATGTGCTAGATTATCTAGAGTTGATGGTATAAGTTTAAATTTTTCACCAGTAGTTCCATCTAGATTTATTGCAGTATCTAGCTCGTATAGTGGCGTTACGCCTACTAGAACTAGTGGTTTTTTAAGTTGAAAATTAGGATTAGCATTTTGAAAACTTGATATCCAGTTCTTTGAGTCCCAGAAAGATATAAAATCATGATAATTGCTAGAAGGATTAGGATTATGATAGTAGGCTACTTCATTGATAGCGACGCCAGTTATATCTCTAGTGGCCTTAATCAATGTGCCAGATGTGTGCTCTACTGCTTCAAGCATAGGATTTGTATTTATTTTAGCAACTATGTCTGCAATAGTATTCTGTTTTATAGAGAAAATTTCTAGCTTATTTACTAGATTTATAGTTTCATAGCTGTCAGCAACTCCAGCTATATCTAGTAAAAATGTAAAACCTGTAGGCACTACTCCGTCTTGGCCTGCAGTAACTGGGCCATTGACTGCATCTACTATAGATATGGTGGCAGAAGTTCCAGAGGCATTTGTCACAGAAGCAAAGGCTGGGTCTCCTGCCATTATGATGGCAGTTTTTGTGGCGACATCTATATCTGTGTCATCGTTAAGGATGTCGATCTCCCAGCTTCTAGTTGTAGCTATTGAAGCAGGCTCTAGTGTACCGCTGTTGTTATTGTCATACCAGAATTTAACCGTATCGCCATTTGCTGCGCTAACTATAAAATAGCTTCCATTTAGACTTCCACTAGAGTCTGCAACGCATACTATCTCTTGAACTGAAGCTGAACCTACTGCTGTTGCTACTCCGTCTATGCTATAAAAATCTAGTGTTTTAGCGATATCATCCTTTTGAAGAATGCTGAAAGTTCCGCAATTTGCTGTTGAAAATCCGCTTGTTTCACCTATAGATATGACATCACCTATATTTATAGAATTAACACTAGCAGTAGTAGGAAATTTTAACCTAAGTATGCTAGAGCCTAAGTCTGTCAGTGTGAACTGGTCTCCTGGAGAGATGTCTGTATTTATTGCGCTGTTTGAACCAAATACATATCTAAAAGAAGTTACGCCTGGAATTGTAGATTGCACAAGCGTGCTCTCGCTATCGGCAGTACTAGGGTAGTCGATTCCAAAAGTATATTGTTCGCCTATTGGACCATAGTCGCTAGCTCTTATTATCATGGCTGCGCCATTATCATAATACCAGTTTCTAGCTCTAAACCATATATTGTAGTCGTTAAAGTTAGTGCTCCCCTGAGATGGCAAAGTGCCCCAGATATCTGCTTTACCGAAATCAATACCAGACTCGTTATCTATGTCATCTGCAGAGAATGCTATGCTAGTAGGTATGAAATTTGAAAGCTGCGAACCGCTATTGATCTGACCAGTTCTTGAGAGTGGCATATCTATGGTTTTAGCTATAGGATCATTGTCTAGTATCATTACGATATTATCTTCGGATGAAAGTTCTAGACCTTTAACTGCACTATACTCATCTCCAGCAGTGTAATCCATTAGAGTTCTAGGCGTAGAGTTTCTTGTGCCTATTTGACTTGAGCTTAATATGGACCTAATATTTCTTGATTGGCCCTTATTTTGACCACTTGTTATTTCTATGAAATCGTCATAGCTTATATCATTTAAAAAATCCGTAGCAGTGTCAGTTAATGTTTCAGAATAAAAACCAGAGCCGTCAATGCTAGGCTGTGAGTTTGCAGTAAGTGAACCTCTTATTTCGCTATAAACGTGTCTATCTAGCCAAACATTATCTGATTCTGGCTCAGATCGTTTAAACATTGTTAAGTAACTTTTGCTTGGAATAACATTCGCTATATGCGACTC